AATGTTCTTTGATCACTTGATAATTGTATAATACCCATGCTAGTAGCTTTTATACCGATGTTTCTCAACTCTACGTTTTCATCGTTAGCTAACTCTATAAACAACGCTGGATTTCTTTTTGCAAATATAAGTAAATCTCTTTTTAATTCGCTACTACTTAACTTATCTACTTTATTGCCCTGTTCAACTCTCATAATAGCCTCAGCTTGATCTATGTCTAAGTCTCTAGCCATCATAAGTGCTTCTATTTCTAAGTTAATATAATCTAACTCATTTACAGACTCCTGAACTGGATTATACTCTTCATATACTTTATCCTTTAAAGGGTGGTATATTGAAAGTAGTTTTTGTAAGTTTTGTTTTTCTTTAGGAACAGCTAATACTCCATCTCTAAATACTATTCTACCTAAAGTTGCTTGACCTTTTTGCTCTTCAACTAGTGGAGAGTTTTGGTTCGTAGCATATCTTAATTCTTTTTGTTCACCCGTACTTTCATCAAACCATAACAACGGTCTTCTAGCGGAGTGTCTAGATACCACTGTATACACTAAAGGACTCATGCCATTTTTTAATGTATACAATCTATCTTTTATTTCCCAACTTGGTTTAATTGGTTGTTTAATAACCGGTGCTTTTTTAGCAACCGGTGCTTCTTTAACAATAGTATCTATTGTTTTTTCTTGAGGCGCAACCTCAGTTTTTTTAGCTGTAGCTTTTTTTGCCATGATATAATATAATTAAATAATTTTTAAAATGTGACAATAGCCTATATATATACTAGTAAGAGGCTAATGTCATACAAGAGTAATAATTACCCCCGTCGATATAACGAGGGTAACAATTACATTAATTTAGTACTACGGTGTTGGTGTTACTTTTTTCAACAACACAAAGTTGTTAGCTGCTTGAACACATAGACATCTTTCTGATAAGAAGTGTACATTCATTTCATCAACAGCGCTAGTGTAGTTACCACCTACAGATCCAGTAATCCAAGACTTCATGCGTCTGTCATCAGCTTCTGAAGCTCTATAACGTACGTGTAAAAAAGGTCTTGAAATGTTTTTACCTAAAGTTTGGTCGTAAACTGTAGAAGTTCCAGCAGGTACAACAACACCTTCAACATCTGCAACTAATCCACGAGTTGTAGAATCGTTTAAGTATTTCCAGTCTGTTTTATAGAAGTCGTAAGATCCTCTACGGAAACCGCTAAATCCTAAGTTTAAAGCCATATCTGAAGAGTTATCAAACACACCATAAGATGTACCATCTGTTCCGTAAGAATTTTGCTGCGCGAGCATATTATCTATTGATAAAGAGGTAGCTCTATCTAAGAAAAGCATATTTTCTTCAATAGCACCTTGCTTGTCTAATTCTGATAAAATTTCATCAAACTGACTAAGTCCAGTACCGCCGTCAAAATCAGCATCATTGTAAACTAATCCTCTATCTTCTATAGCAGCAAATAAACCTTCAGATCCTTCGTAACCAGCAGCACCAGCAGATCCCGCTCCAGCAGTACCGTCATCTTTAACAGCCTCAACCATACTCATTTCTAATTGATCTTCAAAACGAATACGAGCTTCGTGCTCTGATTTTAAGTACCATAAATATCCAGAAGTTCCAGACTCAGTAGTTACTTCAACCCATCCAATTTGAGCAACGTCAGAACCATTTACACTATACTTGTCTCTAAGAATAATTGGTTTGTTGTTAAATTGAGTGAATTTAGCGTCAATAGAATTACCTACATCGCCAGATCCTTTTTTATACTCAGAACCGTAAACAAAAACTTTTACAGTAAGATCAGGGTCTGCTGCGCCTGTTCCTCCAAGCGCGTCTAGATTTGTAGCGCCATAAGGTGTAACATTAACATCAGTCCCATCAATTTCTCTAACTCTTGCTTTTACTACGTTTACACCGTTAGAAATAACTATTGTAGCACCTACTGCTATTAATGAAGCGTCCGCCTCACTAGCCATTTCTAAACCATCATTACCTCCATCTTGATTAGCGCAGAGTACGTTGTCAAAAGCAACGTGTAATCTTCCTTGCTCAGACCATACTACACGGTCAGAAGCCATAGGCATTTCAGCGCCTACCATTCTTAAGAATCCAGAAATAGTTCTATTACCATATCTTTCAACTTCTTTTTCATATACCTCAGGCAGAAACTGCTGAGTAAAGTCCATATCTCCTAAAGAGATGTAATTGTCTCCAAATAATCCTTTTACTGGACGTGGAGTCAGGTGATTTAATGCAGCACCTGTGTTTGCGATTGCCATAATCTTAAATTTTTAAATGTTTATCTTCTTTTTTTAATTTTAAAGCTAGAAGCATTTTGACTATCACTAGGTACAGCGCGTATACTCCATCCATTAGACATAGTTGTTTTTTCGTGACTCCCTCTCGGAGCCATATCTATGTTTTTAGACTTTGATATACTCTGCTTCATAGCGTCAGCTTTACCTTGTTCGTAAAAATGACTAGCGATAGCATCAGCATTCATAGCTGTGAATAAGGATTTATGATAACCCGAAGCATCTGACATTTCGTTTTTTTCATTCAAGAACTTCTTGACAAAATTATTTATGTCGCTTTGAGTACTCTTAACTCCTTCGACGTCTTTAACTTTAAACCTAAATTTTTTATCACCAACAGAATAATCAAAACCTTTGAAATTGTTGTTGAAAAGTTTTTCAGTTTTATTTAAAAACGTTTTTTTATTTTGCTCTGCAGTTTTAGAATCTTGATTGTATCGATTAAAAAACTCCACGGCTTTTTGCTGATCTGGATTTAATCTAGAACCAGCTTTTATTTCTTCGTAGTATTTAGATTTTAAACCATCTAAATAATTTTTAGCTTTAACAAGTTCTTCCTTGCGAGCTATTTTCTTTTTCTTTATATCTCTCTCCTCGTCTAAATCGTCATCATATTGAAACTTTTCTTCCATTAAAAAGTTTATCTCAGAAGCGTCTAAATGAGGTTTGGTTGTTTCGTAATATTCTTTAAGTAATTGATCTTCATTTAAACTAGAGTAATCCTGATTAAGTTTAACATAGTCTTCAAGAGTACCACCGGTTTCATTCATAAAATCAACAACTTTCTGCACGCCCTCAGGTAGTTCTACACCTGATTCTTTTTGTTCTTCAATAGCTTCAGAAACTTCATTGCTTAATTGTTCAGCTTGCTCTTGAACTTCTTCTTCTGTTATTTCTTCAATAATGGATTCTTCAGCTTGAACGGGCTCTTGTTGTTGTGGTACTTCCTCAACCACTTCTTCGCTAGCTTCGGTTTGTTGATTAACATCCACTGCATCTGCTTCTTGCTCTTGAACGGCATCTTCTACTGGTTTGTTTAATTCTGATAAATTAACCTTTATAGTACCATCATCACTTTGTGATACTGGACTATTTTCAGTCGTCTCAGTAGCTGTTGTTTCAACTACTTCATTTGTTTCTTTTTCTTCCATGATAAGATATTATATAATTATTTATTATTATTATCACCTAGGTTCGAAAGAACCTAATCCAATACCAGCAGTTAATACATCATTACCGGCTGATTCAAAATTTTGAGACGGTGAATTATTTTGTCTCTGTTCTATTAGTTTACTCTGTTGAGTCGCTTGAATTTTTGTTCTCTCGTCTTTACGATCTTCTTTGCTTTGCTCTTTTGTTTTTTGCCCATCAACTTCTATGCCTTTTAATTGCATATTATATTCAAACTCTTGAGCCATTAATTCTTTTTTGGCTTGAACTTCAGCCTGAAGTTTTTGTAACTCCAATTGGCCTTTGAGCTGTTCTAGTTCCGCTTTTTGAGCTGTTAAAGCTTGATTTTTTTGCACTTCAGCTTGAGCAGCCACTTGCTGAGACTGCGCGTTCATTTGAGCTTGAGCTTGCATGTTTTGCTGCTGCATTAACTGATCTCTTTCTAACTTCTTCTTTCTGCGAAGTTTAAGCAATTGATTAGCTAGTTTTAAATTTCTAACTTCTCGAATATCAATAGCATCGTCTAAATCAATTAAACCAGCTGATAAAGCTGTTTGTATGTTATTTTCTAATAATGCTTTTTCTTCTTCATCAGGCATTAACTCTATAAATATACCAAAGTCATACAAGTGTAGCTCTTCCATTTCTTTTAATGTAGCTACATTGTGCCCACCTATTTTTTGTATAAAAGCTTCTTTTGATGGTGAATACTCTAATATATCTGATATTCTAAGAGATAAACACTCAGCTAATGACGATGTTAAATACAAGCCTGCGTCTAGTATATGTCTAGTAGCTGTATTAGAATTAGCAGCTGCTATTTTTTGAATACCAACCAAGGCTTTAGAATCAGGCATACTACCATCTCTAGCTTCATTTAACCCCGTGACATCTCTTATCATTTGTAAGTAATAATTGTAAGTACTAATTAAAGCTTGTAACTTATTACCACCACTACCAGATGTTATTTCTTGTATAGGTACTTTTCCAGGGTTAATATCGCCATCTTGTGTAAATGATCTACCAATTACAGAACCAGTTTGGAAAAACATATTTAATGCTTCTTGTGGATTGTAATTAGTGCCATTACCTAAATCTATTTCCGCTAAACCATCAGCATCTAAATAAACACCATCTGGAACCATTCTAGACATAACTTGCTGCAGCTTTAAGTGCGTGAGCTGTATCATGTCAGCAAAACCAGTGATTCTACTTACTAAAGATTCTATTTTACCCTTATACATTCTAGGAGCTACAATACTATAGTTCATTAAAACTTTAGTATAATCGCTTTTTGGCCTCATCATATTCTTGGCCATTTCCCACTTTAACAGCTTATCAGTACCTAGTATTAAAACACCTTCATACAATACTTCTAGTGATCTAGAAAGCTTACCAAATTGCTCATCAAGCATTTCTGCTGGAGGATTAAATTGATCATTTCTAGCAAGTACCTTAGATGCTCCAGTGGCTGTTTCTTTAACCTTATAAACTTCATTCATGTAAGTTTTATAGTTAAAGTATAATATCTGTACGCTGTTAGAATCAGATTCGTCGTAATTTGTTATTGTTCTATCGTAAAAACTTCTACTTTGATAACCTTGTTTGGATATAGATCTTAAATCTTCTTCAGTTAGCTCTGGAAATTGTTTTTTTAATTCGTTTATGTGAACAGACTTTACTTCACCAACATAATATACATCATCAAAATAAGGTGATTCAGTGTAAGACCAAACCATATTAGCTGGGTCACAATATTCCACAACAACTCCTTCTGACTTGGAAAATCTATTTTTAACAGCACCTATACCTATTACAGCTATATCGTAATAAAATCTTTTTTTAGTTAAATCGTATCTATTACCTTCTAGTAAAGTGTTTATAGCTTGTTCTTCAGCTATTTCAACTTGTTGTTTATACGAAAGCTGCATATGCAACTCAAGCTCTTCCATAGACTCAGGAAGTTTGTCAGGATCATTTTCATACAAACTTATGCCAAATTCATCTTCAACAAAATCATTAATATCAGCTGTCTGCATATCTCTGATAATGCTTTCCATATACTCAGTGCGTTTACTTACACCGTATGGATCTTGTGAGTAAGCTTTTATATCAAAAGCCCTGTCCGATATACCATTTACAACTATATCAACAAATTTTGGTATTATAGGTACAGGCTTCCAGTCTAAATTAAGATACGATAAATCACCATTTATTGATAACTCATCTTTATATTTT